ACCTACAAATTTATTTTTACCTATATTAAAAGTATTATTGCTAAAATTACCTTCAGAATCTATACCATTTGTTGAAAAAACCACGCATCCTAGTTCATCTTGCGGATAAATGGTTACACCATAAGTCTCTGATGTAACATTGTTCAATACGGGATATTCGCTAATGATATTATATTTGATATTATCATTGTCATAGAAATTAGTAAAGTCAAAAGAAGCTGTTATCAGCGTAGGTGTAATAATACTTCCGACAGGCGCCTTTACATAATCATCCGTATAATAAATTAATCTATTTCCTGAAGTTCCTGCTAGTACTGAACCTTTTTCTGTGGAATCACATAATACAATATTTCTAGATGCATCCAACTTTACGTAAATTTGTTTATTATTTAATGTTTTGAAATGATCTATAGGTGTGACATCATATCCTGATAAAACCGGATTAAAATCAATCACAGCAAAATGACAATTTGGTTTTAAATGGGCATACTTATCAAGTTCATATTTTTTTAAATCTAAAACGGGTGCTGAATTACCAGATACATGAAGAGTTATGGTAGCACCTTCAGTTGAAAGAATATTATAGGTTTGCCAACTATTGAACCTAGATACTAAAAAAGGCTTTTCGTAGTGAGATGCTCTTATAACTGGATTGTTGGCGCCAGAAATTACTAATGTGTCGCTAATAAAATCTTTTACTAAAATATTTTGACAAAATGATGATTCGTATCCAATACCACTGGCTCCGTAGAAATAGCACTTCACACTGTACGTACCCGGAATTTTATAATAATGTGTAGCAGTAATATCTCTACTAGTTGTACCGTCACCAAAATCCCATAAAATTCTAGTATTTGAAACGGGTTTGTCATCACCCGAATCAAATTTTGGTATAAATGTAAAAGGAGTGATTGGCAATGTATACCCCGAAGTGACATGACTATTCGTATAGTCTAAAACATCGAAATATAAAAATCTATAATCAGGAGTATTCATTAAATCACTTCAATTTTGTTTATTAAATTACTTACTTGATAGAAGAAAGGAAATTGAAAATATTGTAAAGTATAATTTTGAGACGTTGATTCTAATGTCGAATCAGGATAAAGTGGATTCCAAGTTATAAAATTAATACGTGAAACAGAAAATGCATTACCTGGATTATTTCGATATGTTTCTATTTTTGAAATCCCCGGGATGTTCAATATATCTTGTGATAATTGCGCAAAATTTAAAATAGATCCTAATTTATTATTTGATGTATTGAAGAATTGTTCAATAATATTGAATACACTACTTTTTATTAATTCTCTCGATGTATTATATCCCGTTTCTCGATATATTCTTAAATAAGTCTCACTTCTTACTAATTCTGAATTAGTTTCTTCTGGAAATGGCAGGCCGATATCAAAAGCATTATATATCGGATCGCATACTACTACGTTTTGATTTATTAATTTTGTATCTGCAAATGATTCGACAATTGCTTGTTTTTGTGAGATGGGCAAAGTAAGTGGCATTTCTTCATTTAAGATAGCACCATATTTGGGAACAACAAAACAATACACATTATTAAAATCGCAGCTATCCGAAAATAGCACTTGGTTCATCAGAACTCTTTCTTCTTGGTTTGGTCTCTCTAGACCAATGTCATAAAAATATTTTAAAAATGTTTTTGTATAGCTTTGATTATTGACTACTTTTGTATCTTCAATTATATTTGAAAATTTAGATAAAATTTTAGATTCAAAATCACCCACTGTTACACATCTATTTTGAGACATGAACATTAGCGGTGCATTTTTCTTAATTTCCGCAACTGTTTCAAATGATTTAAAATCAGTAGATGCATTTTGATTGTTTAAAGAAATATAGCTTATATTATCTGATGTTATTTCTTCGGTATTTGATATTTTTATATCTTGATAAATCTCATTCCATCGATTTGTATTATAAAGACCCATAGAACGACCTGTCATAAGATTTGAACCTATGCGACCAGATGATCCTTTACTTTGCAAGTAATATATTGCAATCAAATCACCTAAATTTAATTGCTTACCATTTACATTATTGCCAAATTTTAATTCATAATTCAAATTTTCATTAAATCGTTTTTCAAAAACCCTAGCTGAAGAATCTTGCCCATATAATGTTTCTACTTCTTTCCATTCAGACCATTTCTCTGTGTATACATCTTTAATGAAAACAAATATATTATTATTATCAATGATTGTTGTGTTATTAACTAAATCCTGAATGGTGATTGTTTTTAATTCGAATGCTTCGCCCAATGCAACAGAAATAGGATATTCTTTTACATCGCCTTGATATAAAATATTATTGTTTATTACTGAATCTATATTTTCAGAATCGGCTGTAGATTTCTCAAAATATACATCTTCTGTAAAAACATAATTAGACCCGTCCACATTAATAGAAGTAAAACGCGGCAGAACATATGATCCGACTGAAATCTGAGATCCCAATGTAAATTCACTCAATGTTACTGAAGGTGTATGGTATCCATGTGGTTTATAACCAATCAAAGAAACAATTTTATTGATATTTTCAAATAATTCTGCTTGCGAAAAACTAGTTTCAGATGATGTTTGATTTAGGTAAAACATCAGAACGTGATACATATAAGCTACAACATCTACTAGTGCTGAAATATTACTGCCTTCAAAATCAATATCCTGAAATTTTTCAGAAGTTTTTAATCGATTTACAATCAATTGCTTCATACTAACCGCATCAAATGCAGCATATGCATTTCTGGGTAAATTAAATTCTGTAAAATTTGATATTGACATAATTAGTAGTTTGTATAACCAATACTATTTAATGCACCAGACATTGTGATTGCTGGCGTATTTAATTCGGGTAATGAAAATGAAATTTCTATGTTGTATTCTGATGTATCGTACATTGGATATACATTAACATCATTCAATAATATACGGGGTTCAAATAAATTTAATTTTGACCTTATCAAGCCCGCAATATCCATAGCCCTCAATTCACTTAGTGGTTCAAATAAAAATTGTTTTAAATCCAAACCAAAATTAGGATTCAAAACCTTTTCACCGGGGGCCGTATTAAAAATATTCCTAATAGAATTTTTAATTGCATTCAAATCATAATCCAAAATTAAATCATTAATTTCTGGATATTGCTGAAAATTGTTTTTAATCAAATATTTTTTTTGTAAATCTAAATGCAAATCAGAATAAGTAAATGCCTTGTTTTGAACGCGCGGTTCAGGTAATCCACTTATTTTAATTGACGCCATAAAAATATTTAACAATTAAGTAAATAATAGCATGAAGAAGAAGTTTCATGCTATTTTTGAAGCCGCGTTAAGCCGCTATTCACGCGGTGGATTTTTAGTTGGTGATTATGTTAAATTCGCTAAAAATTTTAAAACAAATGAAGCTTATAAAATGCTGGGCTCTAATATCAAACAATTACTTGATGAAATGGAAGCTTCAAAACTTCACCTTCGTGTTGTCGGTATTGTCGATAACAACACTCCTAGGTTTCCGGGAAATCCCGATACAATGACGGGTGATGTTACTTTAGATATTGCTTTAGATAATGGCGGTGGTCGCTATACCCACTATACAAAAATTCCCGCATGTTGTGTTGAACAAATGCAAACAGATGGAATTAATTATCCAGCTTTTGACGCTTCTTTAGTTAGACCCAATGGAACACAAATCAAACCCATTGAATATTCTGTAAAAGAAACAGAATCATTTAAAGCCGATAGAGGAGATGGAAAAACAACCTCTATCGAACACAAGCTGCCCACACAAAATGTTAAGATACCTTCACAGCAACCAACTACTGCTAGGTATCTTAAGAGTTTTCAAGAATTATAATTTTGCAATTTGTAAAATTAAAGCAAAGAAATTAATTTCTTGATCTACCACGAATGCATGTCTATACATATATTCGGTAATCACTAAAATTGTTTCTGATTTCTTTGGTTCATTCTGCCAAGAATAAACATACTGAACCATATTTTTCATGAGATTGTGATAATCTGATTGAAAGGTACTTTCATTTTGAATATAAAACTTTCTACATTCAAATGGATTTTCTTTTAATCTATCAAAAATATCTTTTACAAATTCATTTTGCGTTGCTTGACTAACAATACACAATGTCCCCGATGTCGAATTCTTCTGTAATTCATTAATGATCTTTCTGAAATCAGGAAAATTGTGTTTAACAAGCTCTACGAATAATGGTTTTTGATCTTCGGGTACTACAATATTCTCTTTCTTAAGGATACCGAAGCAATGTTTGATAACATCTTGAATATTGTGGTTAAAATTTAAACTAACACAGCGTGATTGTACTGCAGGAATAATCTTATGTTTATAATTTGCTGTGAG